ATGTAAGTGTAAGTCAATAGTTGAAGGCTATGCTTGGGAGAACGAATTAATTACGATTGAATTTAAGTGCAATAAGTGTGGCAATATGGTAGGCTTTGAGCAAATCAAAAAGAAAGTAATTGTGCAAATGCCATCAATACGAACTCCAACAAAGAACCGATAATGAATATAAACGAAATAAAACCGAACCCAAACAATCCACGCAAGATTGATTCTCAAGACTTTGCTAAGTTAGTTAAGTCTATAAAGGATGACCCAAAGTTACTTGAAGCAAAGCCATTAATCATAGATGAGAACAATGTAATCTTGGGAGGTAACCAGAGATATCGTGCTTGTTTAGAATTAGGCATCCAAGATGTACCTGTTATTAAAATGGCTAACTTAACAGATCAAGAGAAGAAAAAATTACTTGTAATTGATAACACTCACTATGGAATGTGGGATATGGATATGTTGGCAAACGATGATTGGTCAGTTAGTGATTTAAGCGAATGGGGAATTAATGTTGACTTTCTCGTTCCAACCAATGAAGAACCAAAAGCAATAGACAATACTAAGAAAGGAACTATTTGCCCTAATTGTGGCATATCTTTGTAAAATAGTGAAAAAATAGTGAGATTATGGCGAACCTACAAAATTTGACCCCATTTAAGAAAGGAGAAGTTGCAAACCCTACTGGCAGACCTAAAGGAGTTCAAAATAGTAAGACAAGATTATTGAGGTTACTTGAGTTGGTGCAAAAGAAGAAGAACCCAATTACGGGAGAAGAAGAAGATTTTACTGTTCTTGAATTGATGGATATGCAAATGATTAGTAAGGCATTAAGAGGAGATCAAAAAGCCTACGAGGCAGTAGTTGACCGATTAGAAGGTAAGCCAAAACAAACAACCGACATCACCGCTGACATAAAGGGCAATGTCCAAATAACCATAGAACCAGATGCAGATTGTCAACCAATTAAAGATTAAGGCTACTCCAGTATTCTATGCCAATAAAAAGGCATACGAAGAAGGTTATCCTATAATATGCAATGAAGGTGGGTCAAGATCAAGCAAAAGTTATTCGGTTGTTCAATTGCTAATACACATAGCAATAAGCAATCCCAATACAAGAATATCAATGGTATCTCATTCGCTCCCACATATAAAGCGAGGAGTATATAGGGACTTTAAAAATATACTTGAGCAATGGAATATTTGGGATGAGAAGGATTTTAGATACACTGATTTTATTTATACGTTTAAGAATGGATCATACATTGAGTTATTTGGCTTAGAAGACCCAGACAAAGCAAAAGGACCAGCAAGAGATATACTATTCGTAAACGAGGCAAACCTTATTAGCAAGGCTTTATTTGACCAGCTTTTAATTCGTACAACAGGACAATCATTCTTAGACTGGAATCCAGCCGACTTTATCTCTTGGGTTTATGAAATAGCAGACAACCCAAAGAACAAGCGCATCCATTCTACCTACCTTAACAACATAACTAATCTAAGCGAAAGCCAAGTAAGAAACATTGAGCAGTACAAAGACTTACCAGATGACTTTATGTGGAAAGTTTACGGCTTAGGGGAACGAGGTTCGGCAAAGGAAATTATTTATACTCAATGGAAACAATACGATGAAGTTGCAGAAGGCGATGTGTTCTATGGATTAGACTTTGGTTATGTGCATCCAGCTGCATTAGTTAAAGTTACCCACTACGAAGGACAAAACTACTTTGAGGAAATAGTTTATCAAAGCGGATTAACTCTTAGTGATCTATCAAGATTGATTAAAGAGAAGTTACCAGAACGAGCAACTATCTATGCGGATGCAGCCGAGCCTAAATCTATTGAGGAATTATACAGACAAGGGTTTAACATTAAACCAGCGCAAAAGGATGTATGGGCAGGAATAGTAAAGATGAAGTCTTATCCAATAAACTTGCACTACAATAGCAAAAACCTAAGAAGGGAGTTTATGTCTTACAAATGGAAAAAGGATAAAAACGATAACGTAATAGAAGAACCTGTAAAGGCAAACGATGACTTGATGGATGCGTGTCGATATGCCGTCTTTACACATTTAACCAAGCCTAAATTTGAAGTATCGGTATTTTAGGATAATATTACTAACTTTGTTTAAAATATACACAAATGGGTTTACTTGACTTTTTTACTAAAAGACAAAAATTATCAACTGTTTTACCTCAAATTCCTTTTAACGGACAAGTAGCAATACAACAAGGGATAATAACTTGGCAAGGTGGAGATAACATTAGTTTTGTTCGTGATGGATATTCAGCAAATGATATTGTTTATTCAATCGTAAAATTAATTACTGATAAAGCAAAACTTGCTCCATTCCACGTTTATAAAGTAGTGGATGAAACTTCAGCAAAGAAGTATAAAGCGTTAATGAGCCAACCAGATAAGATTGAGAACTGGAAGGAAATTGACAAGCTACATAAGAAAGCTTTTGAATTATACACTGGCGATGCAAGATTAAATGAGTTATTAAAATATCCAAACGAAGAAGATACTTTCGGCGATTTTGTTGAGGCTTGGTGCTCGTTTAAGTTAATCACTGGTAATTCATTTATTTACGCTAAGATGATTGAAGGTGGAAACAACGATGGCAAACCTTTTGAGATGTACGTATTACCTTCTCAATATATGTATGTCTTAGCTGACATTCAAAACTTTCCACCAACTATTGCTGGGTATCAATTGAATTATGGTCCACTTTGGAACTTTACTAAAAGAGAAATATTACAAGACAAATACTTCAACCCACAATGGAATACAACTGGGAATCAACTATATGGACAATCTCCATTAATGGCTGCTGCGAGAAACTTAACTCGTTCGAACGAAGCCAAGACTGCGGCGGTTGCGTCTTTCCAGAATGGTGGACCAGCTGGAGTACTATTTATGAATGACGATAGGTTCGACCCTATAAGTGGAACTCAACAAGCACAAGCACTTAAAAGAGCGGTAAGCGAGAAAGGTGGCTCTGCTAACTTTAATTCTATTGCGGTAAGTGGTTACAAAGTAGATTGGAAGCAAATAGGTTTAAGCCCTGTTGAATTAGATATTATTGAAAGTGAGAAGTGGGATATGAAAGCACTTTGCAATATTTACGGAGTACCTTCTCAATTGTTAAACGATGCAGACAATAAGACTTATAACAACCAAAGAGAAGGCGAGAAAGCATTAACAGTACGTTGTGCAATTCCTTTGTTAGTTGGTATTAGAGATAACTTAAATCGTAAACTACATTCCGATTGGGGTTATAGAAACACAGATATTTATGTTGACTTTGACCCATCTATTTATGGAGAATTAGAAGCAAATAAAGCGGAGCAAGTTGAATGGTTGGATAAAGCTTGGTGGATTGCACCTAAGCAAAAGATGGATATTATGGGCTTAGAGATACCTCCTTACATAGATCAAACTGAAATGGAGAAACTATACATCCCTTCAAGTTTACAATCACCAGATGAATTTCAACCTTTAACTTTACCAAATGAATAACGTACAAAAGTTCGTAGAATTAGCTAAGCAGTTAATAAGCGAAATCAAGAAAACAACAGGACTTAATCGTAGTGGAATCACACAAGCTGCTTCATTGATAAGTCAAGGCAAAGTAATAACTTCAAGAACTTGGAATAGACCAAGCGCAGCAGAGGAAAACGCTTACATTGAGGAAAATGGGATGGCTGCTTATGGTAAGTGGTTTTTAGCTATTGACGCAAACGCTGATATGGAAACTAAAGAACATTGGCACTACATTTATACAAGTGATTTTGTAAACGTTGATAGAGCTGGTCTTATTGCGATTAGACAAAGAGCTGGTCAACAAGGTCAAACAGATGTATTTAATGCAGCTGGTAAGTTACTTGAAAAATTAGATGCATAATGATTTGGAGCGACTATAAAAAGTTGTATGCAAACGCATTAAAAACCTATTCGCCTAAGTTCAAAAAAGAACTACAAAGGCAAGTAGATACTTATTGCGATACCCAAGATTTAAACGCTATTAGCGACAAGAAGATTAAAAAGACCATCCAAAACCTTCATATTGCAATGGGGGTTAAGATGGCACAAATTGCGGAGAAGAATGTGTCTAAGTCGGTTAAAGGATATTACGGACCAGAGGAGTTTAAAAGTAAGCAGACTGATTTGTTTACATATGTGATGCTTACTTATCTTGAATTAAAAGGCTTAGATGATATATCGGCAGAGATAACTCAAACAACTAAAAACCAAATTCAACAATACTTAATCAAGTCTGTTGAAGAAGGTTTGACGATGCAAGAAACAATAAAGCT